TTTAAATTGACGATTGTTAGCATCGTTTCTTTTTTGAATTTTAAGCCCTTTAACGTCAAATTCATATTTATCTTTTTGAACACCTCTTTGGTAACGCCATGTACTTTTGTTACCTTTATGTGCTTTTTGAACCATTTTTGTTTGGTTAACGCCGTCGTCACCACCGCCAATCAGGTCAACGGCAGCACCGGCAAGGGTACCAACAATAGGCGCTAACGGCCCGGCAAATGGTGTTGCCGCAGCAAGTACCCCAAGTTGACCACCTAATCCGCTAAATGTCATTATCAGACCCTCCTATAGAAACGAGGTGTATATTGTCCTTCCCACATCATTGCATTAACTGCAACTGGGAACGGTGAATTGTTAAACATTCTTACTCTAAAGTTTTCAGTACGTTGATGAATAGGAAGAATAAACACATTCTCTGTGTCTAGCGGTACATCATTAGCTAGATAAGTATTAGCTTCAACAGTAGGTTGAATATCAAACCACTCCTTAATGTAGAATTTAATCTCTGCATTATTAGCAGGAGCAGAACTAAACACAATAGTTGTGTCGTTAGTAAAGCTAAAGTTTGTGTTTGCAACGCCGTTAACACTTACCAATACATCAGATCTATCTGCATAGTCAAGGTCACGTCGGTTAAAGGTATAAGTAGTTGTACTACCATCACCAGTAAACTTAACCTCATAAGGTAAGCGTCCTGTTTGTTGTAGTTTAAAGCTCATCATGCCAGACAAACCAACAGAGAACTTCATACGTGCAACAGTAAGGTTAGCAGTGAAGTCTGTTTCAACCCTTTGTGGTCGGAAATAAGTACGTGGTAGTTCCACGTCAAAGTTGTATTTGAAACCAACGACAACATCAGAAGCTACACTTGATAGATCTTTATTAGTAATACTAAAGAAAGGTCCAGTACCATCAGAGCCACGCTCAGGTGTCACAGTAAAACCAGACTCAACAAATGAACCTGCTTGTGTTGTACCTTTAATAACAATGATTGGTGTCAATGAAGATACATCATTGTACGGCAAATAACACTTAGTTGTCTTAGTAGCAGAATCATACACAACGCTATTAGCTGTTGCATACAAGTCCACACATGGGTTAACACGTTGACCTTGGTTGTTAACAATAATAGCTTGCTCTGGTGATTGGCTCAATGCTGCTTTACTGATGGTAAACTGGTTACCTTGTTTAGTAACAGCATACATGTCATCAGTGTTAGTTGCTAGGAACTGTACAGTACCAGGCATCAACCAGCTAACCCAAGACTCCATCAGGTTCTTCTCACCGTCATTATAGTAACGGAACAAGTACACCTCATTAAGAGATTGCCCACTCATTGCAATCAGTGAGTTCTGTGGACTGGCACTCAGTGACTCAATGTCAGGGCTGATCCACTCTTTAACTACACGACTGATGTCTAGCACCTGTGGGTTCTCTTGTTGACCACGTGTTACCATACCGAATACACGGGAGTAACCAGGAGTCTTACTAATGAAGTTAATGTTAGTACCGACATCAACAGGATCAATAGTTCTATCTACTTCATAGTTAGAGATAGTTCTAATGGTAGTAAGTGAAGGAGTCAGTACACCACTGTCAGAGAACATGATGAATTGCTGATCCCCTGAGAACAACACAACACCCTGTGCTGTTGGAATAGCAGCATGAAGAGCAGTGGGTCGAGTAGATGAACAGCTAATATCAATAGGGTCACTATCAATAGAAGTTTGAGCAGTCTTAACGTAGAAGTTATAGAAGTCACCAGACCTACTCATAATAACATTGTCTTTAGATAGGAATCCAAGACGGTTGTTATGAAAGAATCCAGCAGTAATTTTATTGTTTACAAAACTAGGTTGTGGGTTAGTTAGATCATCACCTACTAGACGATCTTCGTAACTAATTTGTTGGAAGACAAAAGTATTTAGAGCTGTATTAATAAGCTCATGGGGCATGGTTGAAATGGTTAAACCAGGAGATACACTTGGGTCAATAGTCTCTTCCCAATAACCTTCACCTGACACACCATCATGTGCTACAAACTTAACCCAATAATCATCTTCTGCTGCACCTGTGTTGACAATTTTAAAGATGCGACCATGTAATGATTTAGCGGGAAGTTCAGAAACATCAACCACTTCATCTTCCAGTGCAACTAAATATGTATTGGTAATACCACCTTCTGCGTGTACTTCCATATCAGATGTACACTCTAGTTCTAAAGAATTACTTAGACGTGTAATGGTAAGACCAGGGGTACCACTTAAATCACTTTCCAGGTCAGTAAGAACTGAGTTGACATCATCAGAAGAGCTGGTACTATAAGTAGCAGGGTATGTTGTACCACCAATTACTACATTAATAGAATAAGTTTCTGCATCACCATACTGCTTAAGCACAACACTAGCTTTACGCCTTGGTGTATAAGTAGGAGCAGCTTGTGTTGTAACTGTTGTAGCTGTGTTAATAATAATAGAAGTGTCTTGAACAGAGAGGATTTTATAATCATCTTTGGTTCCATTCAGGTAACTTGTACCATCAGGAAAAGTAACAGTACAAGTGACACCAGTCTTTGCATTCCATACATCAATGTCTGTTCCTTTGATAACACCAATGTATTCTTCATCATCATCTCTGTTGATGTAGAACCATTTACCATCATCATAGGTGGTACCAGTTCCAAGGTTAAGGATATGCTCAAAGCCAGGTCGTTTAGTTAGTCCAAAGGTGGGATCAGGATAAGCATTGTAACACTCACGGACTTGACCTGGCAGCTTACGATCATCGGATTGTTTTGATACCCCACCTAAATAATTTGTGATTCGTTGAGTTACTGCTGGCATTACCTATAAAGCGCATGGAACGGTTTGTAAGATTGGTAATTATTAGTCTCTCCGCTATGTCCGAAGAAAGTATAATCACCTTGGTTGCACTCATACTCAATTAAATTAGACCTGAGATAAGCTTCTTTTTGTTGAAGGATCTGGTATTGGTTGGGGTCACCAACAATACGACTAGACACAATAGCTGCAGCACGTGCAGTGATGTAGTCTTGAACAGCTGTAGGCAGATCAACCCAGTCAAATAGCCAGGTGATGTCACACACTACATTAGCTTTATCTTTAGCCCAAGTATATGAATGACTGATCTTGTCGTATAGTTTACCGTTACGCCTTACTACATCATAACTCATATTATTAGGGTTAGATGATAGGTCAATTTGGAGTACGTTGTTAGGAATTTGGATTTCGTTATTAGTATCAGGAACCATTTCATAATTAAGTTCCCGATTGAATGACCAACCTTCCGCCTGTACTTCCCGAGAGACTTCTAACAAAGTCCCATAGGCAATCGCAACGTCCGGGTTGGTTTGATCTAGGGTAGTGACAGGCGCTTGCCCACATGATTGCAAGATTTGATTAACAGCAGGTAGTTCCTGTGTTGCATTAGTGGTAGGAAAAGCCATTGATTATCATTCTCAATAAGAGTTTAAAAAAAAGGAGCCCCCGAAGAGGCTCCCAAAAGAATCAGAATGCAGAAGGTGCAGTGCTGGTGACATGGAGTTCAACAGCAGCAGCAGGGTTGAGGTAGTCACAGCCACAAGCCAGACGTCCGAGCATCACATCACCTTGGTAGATGACGGACACGTCGCCGCTGGTGACTTGCACCTGAGGACCAATTGCTTCAACCATACCGGCAGCTTCTTTCTGGAAGATCAGACCACAGGAAGTGGAGCCGACTTCAGCAGCAGTACCGTAATCGTTGTTGATACCAGTGCTAGCGTTAGAAGCATCCTCAAGGGCTTCACCCACGAAGGAGCCAGTGTTGCCAGGTGAGGTCACACCAGTGGTGCCACCATACTTGGTACCATAGTTGCCCAGGAACGGAATGTTCATGGACTTGTAGATCTTGATACCAGCGATTTCCACGATACCTTGACCACCTTGCAGTGCGGTACCTTGGACATCACGGTTCACAAGACCGTTAGAGCCAACAGCTTGGATCAGCTCATAGTATTGACGGGGGTTCAGGACAGCCACACGACCATCAGAAGACACACCCTTTTCATCCAGAGCAGCAGCAGCATCATAGAATGCAGCAACCAGCTTAGCGGAATCATAAGCATCAGCTTCAGTACCAGCACCGGTACCTACCTGAATCTGAGTACCACCGGGCTCAACATAGCCAGTAGCAGACACAGGAGAGGCAGCACGAGCACCACGTGCAACAGCACGGAAGGCAAGACGGTCATACTTCTCAGCCAGAGCATAGCCGATCTTACGGCTGATCTCAGAACGGAGGTCATAATGAGCCAGCACTTCGTCCAGTTCATACACGAATGCGGAGCTGATCAGAAGGTCATCAATGGTGATGGTCTTCTCAGCCACCGGGGGTGCACCGTTGCTGTCACCCAGGATGCTGTTTCCAGGAGTATGGAACTCAGACTTGGTACGACCCGTGTAGATGAACTGCAGAGATTTGCCGTTCTTCAGGGTACGCTTCATGATCAGATCCCGTGCAATAGTATTGTACTGGAATCCTTTGAACATCTCACCGCTAAAAAGCTTGAGATACAGGGCGCGAGTATCGCCAGATAGGTTAGCCTGACCCAGCTGAGTAAGCTGAGTAGGGTTAACAGAAGATTGAAAAGCCATTGTAGTAGTTAATAATTAAATATAAAAGACTACCAATCGATTGATATTAAAAAATTTTTCGGTAAAAATTTAAAGGTCTTTTACCAAACCGGTTCGGCAAAGGGTGTCCTCGTAAGGGCCAATGCCAAATAAGTGAAGGGAGGAATCGAACCTCCCACAAGTCACCAGATCACTTCTTGTACTCAACGCCACGATAGCGGAGCGTATCAACACGATAACGCTCAGCACGCTTGCGCTGGGATTCAAGGAAACGAATGAGATTAATAGACATAGTTCGTACAAAATAAACCTAGCCCCCGTTCCATGACTAGGTAACATGCGACCCGAAGGTTGAACGTACGAATTAATTATTTTTGATTGTATTGTTGCCTGAGCTGTTCAAGTCTTTTCTTTTTTTCAGGCGTTGGGTTCCTAAGAACTTCAGCAGCAAGATTATTAATCTCTCTACGAAGTCTTAGTTTACCACCAATTTTTAAAGGGTCCATAAGACTAGCCAATAGTAGGAGCGCTAAGAGCCACAG